GCTTTTTTCATGCCGTTTTAGCTCATATTGGTCAGAGCAGCTGCCTTGTAAGCAGCAGGCCGCCGGTTCGATTCCGGCAAATGGCACCATCGCAGCGGGCAGTGCGTACCCTGCCCACAACCGGACGCAGACGGAGAACTGCGTCACCAAACCGAGGTTTTACCCACAGAAAGGAGTTTCCACCATGAAACGCGAAGACGTAAAGAACAAGATCCCCGGCATTACCGAGGAGCAGCTGAACTGGCTCATGCAGGAGAACGGCAGCGACATCACCCGGGAGAAAAGCGCAGCCGCCGCCTTGCAGACCCAGCTGAACAGTGCACAGGCACAGCTCAAGACCGCACAGGACGGCCTGAAGGCCTTTGACGGTGTGGACGTTGCCGGGCTGCAGGCGCAGGTGACCAAACTGCAGGCGGATATGCAGGCGCAGGCCGATGGCTTTGCCTTTGACAGCGCCCTGAACACCGCCATACTCGGCAAGAAGGGCCGCAGCGTGGATGCGGTGCGCGCTTTGCTGGATCTGGATGCCCTGAAGGGTTCCAAAGACCGCACCACCGACATCAACAAGGCGCTGGAGGATGCAGTCAAGGCCAACCCTTGGGCGTTCGGGGAGCAGCCGGGCACTGCACAGCAGGGTGCCGGCACCTACTCCACCGGCAGCGAACACGGCGACCCCATGCACGGCGGTGACGATACCGACCCGGTGGAGACCGCCTTTAAAAACATGAATCCGAATATCAAGATCTGACAGAAAGGACTATACTATGCCGCATATTGCAAGAGAACGTTATTCTGAACTGGTCGATGCCAAGCTGCGTGCGACCCTTGTCAAGCGGGTGGGCATCATCTGCAACAATCGTTACGAGGGTAGCCCCAAGGCCGGCGCTGTCAAGGTGCCCGTCCGCGACACCGAAGTGACCGTAGCCGACTACAACAAGAAGACCGGCACCGCCATGACCCATGGTGACACCAGCTTTCTGACCGTGAATATCGACAAGGATAAGGCCGTCAACGAGCTGATCGACGGCTTTGACGCCGAGAGCGTGCCCGGTCATCTGGTGGCCGACCGTCTGGACAGTGCCGGTTACTCGCTGGCGCTGCAGATGGAGACCGATGCTTCTGCCGAGCTGGTGACTGGCGGCACCGCCATGGACAGCACCGCTGCCCTGACCAAGGCCAACATCTATGACACCATCGTGGATGCCCGCACCAAGCTGTCCGAGACCCATGTGCCCACGGATGGCCGCTGGCTTCTGGTCTCCCCGGAGACCTATGCTCTGCTGCTGAAGAGCCCGGAGTTCATCAAGGCGTCCGCTCTTGGTGATGCTGTGGTACAGACCGGTGCTGTAGGCCGTGTAGCGGGCTTTACCGTGTTCGAGGATACCACGCTGGGCGAGAAGGTGGACTTTGTGGCCGGTCATCCCAACTGGTTCACCCGCATCGAGGAATGGAGCGAGCCTGTGGCCGTGAACGACCTGAAGGGCAGCGGCACCTACATCGGTGCTTGCGCTGTGCAGGGCCGTAAGATCTACGCCCACAAGGTCACCAAGGCTCAGACCGTCCTCGTCAAGAGCCACACCTGAGGAGGTCTGCCCCATGCTCTACTGCTCCTATGATCAGTACGCGGCGGCGGGCGGCAGTATGACCGAGCAGTCCTTCACGGTGCTGTGCGCCCGGGCTTCCCGCCTGATCGATGGCCTTACCTTTGGCCGGGCAGAACCGCACGCCAAGGCGTGCGAGAGCTGCCGCAGTGCCCTGACCGATGCCTGTGTGCAGATCGTGGAGCTGCTGGCAGCGCAGCAGACCACCGGCAGTGTACCGGGTGCGGTCAGCGTGAACAACGATGGCTACGCCGTCACCTTTGCCGCAGGCAGAAGCCAGACTTCTGCTGCACAGGCCGAGACTGCCGCACTGCTGCAAGCCGCCCTTGGCGCAGACCCTCACGGTTTGTTGTATAGGGGGTGCATCTGATGCAGACCACCATCACCGTGGTAAACCTGATCCATGACCCCAAGACTGATACCGATACCCCGGTGTGCTGGGTGTTCCCTGCCTGCAGCTGGCGGGAGCGCATCGGCTCTACCGGCTCCGGCACCGCCAAGGACCCTGCCCGGGAAGTGCACATCCGCATTCCGGCTGGCGTATGTTCCGCAGGCTATCTGCCCTATGTGCAGTGGGCAGCACTGCCTGCCGTGGAAAAGACACGGTACTGGACACTGAAACGGGGCTGGAAGCTTGTGCAGGGGCGCTTATCCGCTCTGACCGCAACAGAGTATGCACATCTCGAAAAAACGCACCTGTGCTGCACGGCGTCTGCTGTTTCCGATAACCGGGAGCCTCTGCTCCCCCACTGGCATATTGAAGGGAGCTGAAACGCATGGAAGACGGCATCTGCATGAAGCTTGTATTCCGCACCGGCTTTGCACAGGACAAGCAGGCAGCTTTTGAAAAGGTTCAGTCTGCCTTTTCCCAGCAGGTCGCAAAAACGGTAGACCCTTACGTTCCTTTTGATACCGGAACGCTGAAAAACAGTGTCCTGCAGGCATCCGACTTTAAACACGGGCTGCTGATTCATAATACGCCCTACGCCCGCAGACAGTATTATCTGCATCCGCAGGGTGAATGCCTGCACGGCGATGGAATGCTGCGCGGCTCCTACTGGGGACAGCGTGCACTTGCAGATCACCGGGATGCATTGGAGACATTTGCTCATGATCGCCTACGGCGCAAGCTGTGCGGGCGGCTACGGCAAGTGCATTGCAGATAAATATGGCATGACGGTGACCAATGAAGCCGTGAACGGCGCAACGCTGGCTCCGAACATTACCGACAACGTAAACGGCGGTATCCGTACCTGTATCAGCACGGTGGTGACAAGCTCCACAGCGCTTGCAAAGGCAGACTATATCCTGCTGGAGGGCGGCGTAAATGATGCGTGGAACAAGGCCCCTGTGGGCACCTTGACGGATGGTTTTGCCGCCACCTACGATGAAACGACCATGACCGGCGCACTGGAAAAAATGCTGGAGTATCTGGCGAAAAACTACAGCGACAAGCGCGTGGCCTATGTGTTCCCCCACGGCGGGCTGTTCGGCAGCAGCGAAAACTGGTACAAGACCTATAAGCCCGCCATTCTTGCAGCGCTGCAGAAATGGGGCGTGCCCTACGTGGACATTGCAGAAAGCACCCCGCCCATGGGCGGCCACGGCATCAGCGGGCTGAGCGGCAAGTACACCGGCGATGGCACACACCCCAACAAAGCAGGCTACGAGCGGTTTTATGTAGAGCCCATCGCTGCGCTGCTGAAGCGGCTGTAAGGAAAGGACGTGAAGTGAGATGATCAGACAGTATAGCCTTGCAAAGGACGGCAACCGCAAACTTGCACCGAGCTTCAATACGCGGGAGTTCCGCTGCCGGGATGGTACCGATACCATCCTCGTAGACGAAGCTCTGACCGTGGTGCTCCAGTGCATCCGGGAGCATTTCGGCAAGGCGGTGACGATCACCAGCGGCTACCGCACCCCCGAACACAACGCCGAGGTAGGCGGCTCCAAGAGCAGCCAGCACCTGCTGGGCAGGGCGGCAGACATCCGGGTGGCGGGCGTGAGCGTGGAGGACGTAGCTGCCTACGCCGAAAGCCTGATGCCGGGCTGGGGCGGCGTAGGCCGCTACCCCGTCAAGGCGGGCAGAGCCACCGGCTGGGTGCACGTGGATACCCGGCAGAATAAGAGCAGATGGACGCTGTGAGGGGGTGATACCGATGGAGAGTATCATCTCAGCCATTCTTGCCGGTGCGGTGACCCTGATCGGCGTGCTGATCGCTAACGGAAAAAGCCAAGCGGTAACCGAGTACAAGATCGAAGAACTGACCCGGGAGGTGCGCAGGCATAACAATTTTGCCGAGCGCGTCCCGGTGATGGAAGAACAGATGAAGGTGGTGAATCACCGCCTTGCGGATCTGGAAACACACGAACACGAAAGAGAAAGGAACTGACTATGAAAGCACATACCTACAATGCACCCACTGCACCCACTGTAACCGCAGGCACCATCGCCCGTACCGCTTGCCTGCTGCTGGCACTGACCAATCAGGTGCTCAGCGCTCTGGGCAAGCCCGTGCTGCCCATCGAGAGCGCCACCGTGGAACAGCTGGTGACGGCGGGCATTACCACTGTCACCGCGCTGGTGGCGTGGTGGAAGAACAACTCCTTCACCCCCGCCGCGCTGGAAGCAGACAAGACCTTTGACCGCCTGAAGGCGCAGGGTAAGTGATCTGTACATGACAAGAGCCGCAGTTCCCATTGCAAGGAGCTGCGGCTCTTTTTTGTTGTGTAAAGCACCTGTATAAATTATCACAATTGCGCGTATTGTCGCGTCTTATTGCGTGTCGTGTTTTGTCGTGCGCTGTGCTATGTTGCGGTTTATGTTGCGGTTTTTCCGAAACCTCAATTTTTCGAAAAGAAAAAATCCCGCAAAGCCTTACGTTTTAAACGTAGTTTCGCGGGATTTTTGGAGCTACTGACCTGATTCGAACAGGCGACCTGCTCATTACGAGTGAGCTGCTCTACCAGCTGAGCCACAGTAGCACATTGCACATCTGCTGCAACAGGCAATATTTTACCATATTTCTGCTGCACTGTCAAGGCCGGATTTCCTGTAAGCGGGGCAGCTTTTGCAGGGCGTTTCACAAAAAGTTATTGCATTTTAGCCCGGCTGCTTTATAATAGAATTGATTGCGCAAAAGGCTGCGCCTTTTGCCGGAAAGGACGAGCTGCACCATGATCTTTGTTCCCCTGCTGCACTACTTTTTGTGCAAGAATGATTACAGCGGCAACGAAGCCGGACTGCGCTACCGGCTTACGCCGGGCAAACGCACCGTGCCGGATCCGGACAGCGGCGCGGATGCCACCAAGGAGGAAAAGATCCTCACTGTGGACTACTGGCCCGCGCCTTGGACGATCGACAAGACCGACCCCGCCCTGCGCCGCCGGGAGGTATTTCCGCTGACCGACGAAGGGCGTGCCGCCGCCGCGCAGTATCTGAAGGACGCCTACGATGCCGAGCCGGAGCGCTGGAACAACTGCCCGGACATGATGGACTGCGACCCTTGGGAGCCGCCCGCCGAGCCGGATACTGCCAACGAATGAACCGAACGAGGAAACCATGATCTACCGTTTGAAAGAACTGAAGGGCGATACTATCGCCGTGCCGCAGCTGGTGTTCTCCAAGCTGGGCATTGCCGAAGAATACAATGTGCGGGTGGCGCTGTATGTGCTGGCCACCGGCGTGACCGACCCGGACAAGATCTGCGCCGACCTCAAGCTGCGCAGCCGCATCAGTGCAGAAAGTGCGCTGGCTTTCTGGGCAGGTGCAGGGCTTTTGGAGCGCTACGAAGAAAACGCCGCGCCGGGCGCAGAGCCCAGTGCTCCCGCCCCCATGCGCTGGGCGGAGATCGCCGCCGCCAGCCGCACTGACCCCATGATCTCCAGCCTGATCGACTGCGGGCAGACCAGCTTTGCCCGTCCGCTGACCCACACCGAAATGGAAAAGCTGGTGAACCTGTATGTGCAGGAGGGCTTTGCGCCTGAAGCTGTGATGCTCTGCGTGGCCTATGTAGCCAGCCGGGGCAAACGTACCATGGCCGCTGTGACCCACGAACTGAAGGTCTGGCGCGCCGAGGGCGTGGAGACTGGCGAGCAGGCCGATGCCCACTTAAAGCTGCTGGCGCTGCGCCAGAGCCGCGAGGAGTACGTCAGCAGCCTGCTGCAGATCACCCCCGAGGAGCTGACGCTGGGCGGGCGCAAAGCCATTGCACGCTGGTACGAGGTGTACGGCTACGATGACGCCATGGTGCAGGAAGCCGCCGTGCAGGCCGGCCCCAAGCGAGATTTGTGGTACTGGAACAGCATCCTTAAAACGTGGAACGCCAAGGGTCTGCGCAGCATCCACGATGTGCGCGGCCCGGTGGCCGCAGCCGGAGCAAGCCGGAATATCCGGGTAGACCGCGACACACCCAGCGGAAACGATATCCTGAAAAACGCCACCCGCCGCCGTTCCCTGATCAAGAAACCGGAGTAAGGAGCCTTTATGCGTACCAAAAACGAATTGTATCAGCAGGCATTGCGCACCGTGGCCATGCGGCG